CTGATTAACTCAAGACCAACCTTTTTAAGATGAACAACACCTCTTTTAATTTCAGCTTCACCAACACAGGCATAAATATCTGTAGATGCTTGTTTGACTTGATACAATTTATCTTTTAAAAGTGCTTTGGTTATTTTAGCCATGACCTGTACCCCTTCTGAATTTTAACGACTACCTATTAAGGCAGTAGAAACGTTTTCTTTTATTTGTTCAACATTTGATGCTGCAAAACTAACTAAATTATAAGCTACTAGTATAACTACCATCATTATTTTCATGCTATTTATTCCGTTTTGTTTTTTTGATTGCTTAAGTTACATTCTACAGTGTTTTTATAGTTTGTCAAATTTATTTGCAATTATTATTTACCGCTTAATAATGCAACTTAGTGGGTGCTATATTTTTTCGATAAGTATAAGTGCGATCACATTTTTTAAAATCAGTAACAGGGGTATGTTTTTTACGGTTTGAATCAAAAGCTGCTAACTCTTTTTTTAATTCTTCGATAGTTGATGCACTCATTGTATTCCCCTACTTTTAATAAAACTGATGGTTTGTTTTTTCGATTTCTTAGGTTTTATTATACAGTGTTTTTATAGTTTGTCAAATTTATATTTGCAATTAATTGCACTGTATCAATAGGTGGTACTCTCTATTACTTACTCTTCATATTATCGTTGCCAACGTCCCTAACTGAACTTGTTATTGATGATGGTATTTGTAATAGTGGTATTCCGTAGCGGGTCCATGTTTCTCTACGCGTAGATAGCCCAAATACGACCCCTGCCACTGAATCTGACACATCTTTACTGCCTGTGGCGGGATGATCAATTTTCCCCTTCTTGGGGTCCCTCTCTAAAGATAATAACTCAGTGGTTAGTTTAGGATGTTTTGGGCAACTGAACCTACCATCATAAATACAGGACTTTAATATATCATATGGTTTGGTTGTCATATCCATAGATACGTGCCCAGTGATATACCCTTTCGTTCTTAGTAATTGTTGGGAGTCAGTAGACTGAAAACTATCAAAACTGACCCACTTTATATTTAAACCACATTCTTTTAATTTATATAGCAGTGCTCTAATCTTATGAAATTGTATTTCACCGCCTTTAGGTGGTTTTACCTCAAGACTAAAATCCATTCTGACACAAGGTAATATTTCTTCCAGTTCCTGACCCCGCTTGATAGTTTTAAATCCAGATACATAACCCATAGATACCCCTGCCGAATCCCCTGTCAAAGCCAAATCGATATGCACCCAACGAGGCTCATCTTTATTAGAGAATTTCTTAGGATAAAATACTAAGTTGGTTTTAACAAAGTCCACATCATTCCTGGAAATTATAGAATTAATACCTTTACGCTCAAATGAATCGGTAACTGCTTCCACGTTTAATAAGAATGGATGTATTGCCAATGTGCTCACGCCTGCAACTTCTCGTAATGCATTCATCAAGTCAGTTTCAAAATCAATAAGATATTCCTTGGGTATGGCCATAATAGTGTTGCTATCATAAGCTGCAAGGTCTTCTGTATCTTCTATAATGTGGGGGGTTTTTATACTGGTGCCTATGTAGATATAAAACCAGGTACCAGTAAATCTACTGGGGTTAATATCCCATGATCTTTTATCATATAGAAATATTGATGATGTGCCTGTTCGTTCTATCTCTCTCTCAACTTCTGCTTCTTTAATATCTGTAAATTGTCCGGGGTATCGTTTTGAGGATACTAGACATAACATTCCAGGCAATTGTCCTCTGGTCATAAACCTTGATTTTCTACGCTTGGATATAGAGTTGTATAACGCTATGGCTTGGTTATAGGTCCCACCGTCTATAGATGCTTTAGATTTTTCTACAATGGCCATATAGTTTACTTCATCTATTACGCCCCCTATTACGTTTTGACCAATAGCAGCTGTTTCTGCCCCAGACACTGGCAAGACTTCTATTCTGTTTGGGAACTTCATTTTTGAGATTATACCTTTATCATAAGGAAAGTGCTCTATGAAATAGGTACTGGCTGTAATCATATCTTTGAACCGTTCATAATCTACAGACTTGGCTAAAGTCGCATTAATACTTTGGAATATAAACTGAATTTCAGAAGATGGATCAAGATCAAATTCTTCATGGGGGCTATTCATGCAGGACAACAAATAAAGTTGGTATGCTGTAGTGTAAATAGCAATAGTCGTTTTAGCGCAACCAATACTTCCTGTTAATACTGCCTCCATATATTTACCACTATTCAGTTCGGTTATCTCATCCATAACTACAGGGTAAATAATATTTTTCTTATTCAAAAAATCTTCATGTTCTATGAAGTCTCTTACTGATACGGGTTCATGATTGTACTTACCACCGAATTTTAGATATTGACCTCCTGATACGTAATCCATCATCTTTGAAACTTCTTCTGCAGTAGCCCCAGAATCAAGAATCCACTCAGCAACTACTGCATTATCTATACCTGATAAATCCATATCTTTACTCCATCACTTCACTAAATTCTGCCTCTACCGCATTAGTCATTGCCTCCTTCTTTTTTGCAAATAAAGCCAAGGAGTCTAATAGCGATACCACTCTACTATGTTCATTTATTCTATCAGATATACTGTTACCTTCAGCGGTGCTTGTATTTATATTTAGCAATACTGCTGGTGTTAATCCATCAAGATTTATTCTTCTGTCATGCACACTAAGTATTTCTCTCAGTGCCTGGGTCTTGGATGATGTTGTATCCGCATTACTATAAACTACCCACAACTCACTGGTAATATAATCCAATCGTGCTCTTGCTTCACCCTTGGCTTGAATGTTTTGAGTCTTGTTGCCTAAGTGGGCCCACCTATAATAAATTCTATCTATATGTTGTTTTACTTTAAGTTCGCTGATGTCTAACAATGCAGCCAAATCACTTATCTTAGTAACCCCTTTAAGCAATAGTATTTCTACCTGACCTGCTGCCTTCTCATCATTAAGATGTTTCTTGCCCTCAGTGTCTGGGGCTTTAGATTCCAATAAGGTAGATATTAGTTCTGTATCTGATCTGGTGATAGTTCCTGTCTTGTTGGGTACAATAGTTTTCTCTATCGATCTATCTATACCTTTACCCTTTAGTAACTGCCTTCTTCGGGCTAATCGTTCCTTCCTGGTAGTTATAGGTTCCTTGTTCTTTGAGCCCTTAGGTCTACCCCTACCACGCTTCACCGGTACCTCCGATTGCTCTGATTTCTTCTTTATTATGATCATTTTCTAGGTACCAGTTTTTATTTTATTAAAAACAAGGTCTTGCAATATAATTACATTATTTGCTGCCTTATGGATTATTTATTCAATATACTACTACATCAATACATAATTATATCTAATTATATGTATGCTTGTGAAGACTGTATATACTTTTTATTTATCTGGGTCTTGTTTTAGTTCAGGTTTATGTTCCAATACTAATGCTTCCTTCTGTTCCTTAGGTAAACTATTAAATACTTTGCATATAGTACTTAACCCAACATTTCTTAACATCACCCCTACCAGTCCCATAGATGTTGTCATAGCATAATCGTATTGGCTTACTTCCTCCCCCACTAAAGGTGTAATAGAATCCCCTCCTAGTTCCATAGCTTTAGTCATTGCTTCTGAGTATTCAGATATTTCATCAGGCATTAACATTAAGCTAATTTGTATTGGTCTTTCTACACTGTCTAATGATATTACAGGAGTGTTCCCAAAATCTATGTCGGGTACCTCTAACAATTCTGTTAATGAAAGCATTTCATCAGCATCAATACCGGTTAATCTTTTTATGTCTGTATTGTTATAGCGTTCCTGTAAGTCTACTAATAATTTAGCCATTTTCAGAGGTATATAGTTCCCTCTTAATTGGTTCATAGCTATGGTCTTGAACTTTGCTTCATCTTCTGTGTAATCTACTACTATTACAGCTATTTCCTTCATCCCCGCCAATTTTGAGGCTCTGAACCTATGTTCCCCATCAACTACCATATAACTTGGTCCATCTTCCAAAGGGTTTTCCCTTACTAGGACTGGTTGCACCATTTTCCCATCTGATTTTATATGCTCTGCCAAAGTACTGAATACTTCCTGTTCCATCACGTTTGGGTTATAGTCGTTTGTTTCTATATCATCAACACTCGCTATAATAATGTCAAAACCTAAACCGTTATCTTCTTCACTCATCATACTCTCCTAATTTTTTGTTCAAGACTATACTTACTTTTATCAAAGGTTATGGTTTTTATTTTAAGACTTTCCGCTCTGGGTAAAAACCATCGTTCTTTCCAATCTGTGCAATTAATTGCAAAACTATCTGTCTTTAATTTACCTAAGGTTTTTTTCTTACCAGATAAATAATTCTCTCCTCCTTTCCTAAGTTCCTTTATATAGTAACCTGCATCAGTGACGGAAACACCTTCAAAATTAAGACCATTATTATTTAGTCTATTATACTGACTTGATTTACCGTGAAGAGCAATTGTATAGAGAACAGAAAGTTTAAAACTGTAAGTAATTTCTAATGATCTTATAAGTTCAGTACTCATGGCACTAAGTGTTAATAGTTTTCCACCGAGCAAAGTACCAAATTCATAAAGAGGTATGCATCTACTTAAACATTTTGCAGATGGTCTGGTTCTTTTCTGGGTGCTGTTACGTATTCCTCTCGT